CTTTTACTTTTTTAGCATCTCCAGTTCTAAACTTACCAAATGGAGTTGGAAGTTCTTCTCCATATTCACCCTTACTCTTTTCAACTTTATCTTGAGAATCTACGTCGCCATCGACATCATAATCAATTCTTTTTGCTGCTTTCTTGGAAAGTTTTTGTAAATTTCCACCACCAATATTTGATTCTAAATCGGATTTAGTTGGAGTATGCTTTTCTTCTCCAACTGGAACACAGTTGGGAACAACTTTCTTACCTTTCTTTTTCATACCTTGTTGAGTATAACCATCCCAACACTTTTCATTAATCTGCTGGCCACCTTTGATTGGTTCTGGTTTGATAATATCTACAAATTCATATTCAGTTGCTTGAAAATCATCTCTCCAGTTAGAGAACTCATAAGACTCTGATTTATTGCCCCAGTTATCGGCACCAACTTTACGGCACTTTACAAGTGCTCCAGATGCATAAGCAGAAGGCCAAACAGAATAACGTGACTTCACTTTATGATAGCAGGCATCTTTTTTGCCACTACCTTTTCCTGGTTTATCTTTTACTTCCTGAATGTCCATTCCTTCAGTCCTTACATTAGTTGGTTTTGCTCCACCAGATTTTTCTGGTTGGTTGGGATCTTGACGATTTTTTCTTCTTCTTGCTCTTTCTTCTTCCTCATCGCTCAAATTTGCTGCCATTTTTGAACTTCCGCATTTTGGTGTAGAAGTTTGTCCAGGTTGACGGGCACAGGGTTTACCTGCAAATTTTCCCCCAAGCTGAACCCATCCAGGTTTTCCATCAGAAGATTTTGATTTACCAAACCAATCTCGAAGACCTTGATCTCCCGACTTTGTTGCCATTATTTAAAAGCAAGATTATTCCTTATTATTTAGAAAACCTTGCTTTAGCATTTTTTGTAGTTCAGATGTCGATCCAACAAACACTGCGTTATTGGTGACATTATTAGTAGTCTTTTTAGAATCTTCCTCAACTTCCTTAAGTTTTTTCTGAAGATCTATCAACTTGTCAGTAGTATCAGCAACACTCTTAATCAACTGCCCTGCGACCTCGTATGCTCTTGGACTGCCTCCTTCACCTGCTACCTCCATAATGCCATTGATTGCCTCCTGACCCTTTTCTATGAGGGAGTAGAGGTTTGCACGACTATACTCATAATCTTTATCAATATGACCATCTCTCGTCGTATTGATAGGTTTAATCTCAGAAGACTTATTTTCAGATTCAATAATATCACTCGTTGTATTGAGTGCATTATCTATCGATTCATAATTATTAGACATAACTATTAAATATCAGTTTGTTGGGTTGGGCTGTATTGTTTGGAATCCTGGAAAAAATCCCATTCCTCATTAAATCCAAAATCATCTCCAGGTTCAAGAAGTGCATCGTCAATTGAATTAATCACTCCATCATTATTCTTATCTTCAAGTGCTTTAGGTGTTACTGTATATCTTACTTCACGTTTTGCAGTTTGGGTATTTGTTCCTGAATACATATCAACTTGAACCTTACGAATAAGACCATCTGTAGAATCTGCAATAGGACCGAATAGATATGTTTTTGCAGTGAATCTTAAAGTGTAAATGAGTGCTCTTCTAGTTGAAAAATCTCCTTCATAGTCATCTTGAAAATCGATACTATCAAGAACTATAGGAACATCTCTTTTTTCTCCGATAGAATCAACCAAATCGATTGTTAAATTAAAAGATGGTTGAAAAAATGGTAATATTTGTTCTACTATTTGCAGTGCATCATCATTTAATTTGCTGAAAATATTTAATTCGAACGTAATGTTATAAGGAACGGGCATGTATACCTTTTTTACATTCCCTCCATCATCGCAAGTTTTAAATGTTTGAGTAATTCCAGTTTTTCTTGTTGGATCATATTGTATTCCAATCATCTCAAATGACATTCTTGGAAGTGTAATAGCAACAGATTTTGATAATTCTGCCTGCTGTTGTATTTTTGCTAAAAATTTCTGAGAAGGTCCATATGATAAACCAACTTTAGTTTCATCAGCAACACTATTATCTTTGTTTAAATGTCTAATATAAACATTATTAAATAGAGTTCCAAATCCTACGATTGTTTTTCTTATAATTTCGTGATAAAAATATGTTCCTAACATTAGTATTCTCCAAATGGATTTATTTCAGTAAAATCTAATATATTATCCGCTTCTACTTCAATCTCTTCATTTGTATCGTAAGATTCTTCATAACTATTATTATCATATGATTTAAGTATATAGGTCGCAGAAGATGCTGAACCTACAATAATTTCACCTCTAGAGAACTGTCCACTATTCACTGCAACTTTAAGGTCACCAGGAGGATAATTAACATCTAAATCTGTACGGAGTTTGTATGATCTAACTTCTGCTGTTGTTCCGGAAAGTGATCCAGTCACAGTTTCTCCATATACATAAGTTCCACCTATACTTACAGTAGAAGCAGAAGAAATTTGAACTGTTGGTGCTTCTGTATATCCAAAACCAGAATTTACGATTTGAATTCCAGTAATAGTTCCTGTACTTGTATTAAATGTTGCCTTTGCAATCGCAGAGGTTGATGCAATTCCAACAACAGTTACTGTTGGTTCAGTATAATAATTTCTCCCACTATTTGTAATTGTAAATTCATTAACTGCACCATTTGCAACTATTGAAGTTGCCGCGGCACCGGTGCCACCACCTCCAGAAATTGTAACTGTCGGAGGATTTACTGTGCTATATCCACGTCCACCAAAAGTGAGTCTTATTGAACTTATTGATTTTGCATCACCAATAGAAGTTGTGATTGCTACAGCAGTTGCATTATCACTAGAATTTCCTGTTGGAGATGAATCAATAGTTACTGTTGGGGTTGATGTATAAGAAGATCCATCATCGGTTAATATGATTTGGCTTATGACACCATCATCAATAGATGCTGTTGCCGTAGCAGTAACTCCAGTTCCATCTAAAGTGAGAGAAGTGATATAACCCTCATCTTCTACTGTCTTATCAATTTCTTCAATAGATGTGTCAATATCTTCATTTTCATATTCATAAAGTTCGCATTGGAGTTCAAAGACATAATTTTTGCCTAATTGGTAAAAAGGTTTTTCATGCTCAACTCTTTTAATTTCAAATAATCTCTGACCCAAAGGAAAATATATTAAGTCTCCTTCTTTAGGTCTAGTCGTCAACTCTACTTCATAATCTGTTATTCTTTCTTTATCAATTCCAACTTGTCTTCCGGACATCAATGGAACAATAAACTCTTCAAATCTTTCTTTTGATATAACTAAATTAATTTCATTTTTTAATCTCAATCCAAACTTAGTCATCAAATCACTACCAGGTGCATATCCTTCATAATTTTCTAGATATGCTTCAATAATATAATTATCATCAAATTTTGAGGTTTCGACCTCTTTAAATATATCGTCAGTTCTTATAAATTTTCTTGGAATGTAATAGACATCTATTCCATATATTTTTAACTGCTCATTAATTAAATCTTGAATCAAGTATTGTTCATTAGAAGAACCTTGTAAGAAAAAAGGATTTAATGCCATAATTATCCTATAAGATCGATTGGTGGAAGTTCATATTCCATAGACATTCTTTGCTTTATATCCTCAAGTTCTCTTTGAGCATCTTCATATATTTGTCTTCCATTTAATTCAATCCCGCCTGGAAGTTTGACACCATTAAATTTAATTAGATTTTGACCCCACTGCCTCTTTATGAGAGAAGTCAAGTATTTCTTCATAAAACTATCATTATAGATTTTGCTGAAATCTTCTGGATCAAGAGCTCTATGGCAATCAATCACAAAAAAAGTATCTTTTGATTGTGCTCCCCAATCAATATCTAAGTATAATCTATTTTGTCTTTTATTGAATCGTATTTGCTTATCTGTAGTCAATAAGAAATCAATATCTTCCAGATAAGATTTCGTCATTGCATATTGCAAAAGTTCTACGGAATTGAAATAGTATAAGTCATTCAAAAATAGTTGATACTTGATACTAAACATTCCACCGGAAATAGAACTGGTATCAAATTTAAATATTTTTTCAATACCAATTACGGAATCTGGAACTTGAATATAGTTTGATGTTTCGTAAAAATTAAAAGTAGTGGAAATGCCAGAAATATTGGAAGTTCCTGTAGTAGTAACTATTCCAACACCATCAGTTCCTCCTGCTTTTCCCCTATCAAGGTCTTCCTGAGTAACTTTATATTTCAAGTACATTCTTTCGACACCATCATAATGTCTTTCATTAAAATATTGAATTGCATCATCCACTAAATCATCTATTTGCTCATCAGCAACATTGATTTCCAGAACAGGAGCACCTAATTGTCTCAGACAATAATCTATCAATCCTTGTCTTGTGCTTGGTTTTGCCACTAGTATTCTCCTCCATCAATAGTGCTTGTCCATACAGGAGTTCCTATTCCTGTTGTTTCTAGTGTTGTTAATATATAGTTACTTGTATCAATTGCAGACTCTGTACTAGCTGCTCCAGTCAATTTTCCATTATTATCAAAAAATGCAATACCATTGGGTCCATCATATTCATTATCATAATAAAGACCTTCAGTAACTGATACAAATCCAACAATATTTAAATCACCGGAAATATCTAAATTATTTGCAAAAGTAGATATGCCAGATACATATAAATTGGTGGTAGTTACTAATCCAGAAAATAGACCATTTCTCCATCTCTGAGATGTAATACCAAGATCATAAGTATTATCTGTATTTGGAACTAAATTAGATATAAATT